TTTTATTTGATATTTTTTTTATTTACATAAATCAATGTTTACAATACTTTCAGCGATACACTAAAAAATAATTTAAAAAAAAAGAAAAAAAAGTTTTTTTATATGATGTAGTTCCTATAATTTTACATTCATAATCAATCACACAAAAACTAAACACAATGACAAAGTCTCAAATTTCAAAGCAAAACACAATCATCAAAAACTTTAACAACATTGAGAATGGACATTACATTGCACAAATTTTACATCAAGATATTATTTGCAATGGCGTTTTGATTTTTACCTTTAAGAAAAAAGTTGCTCCTGAATTTCAAAATACATCTTTAGCTTTTTTTGAAAAATCTTGGTGTATAACAATTGGTAAAAATGGTCTTGTAAGATATGTAAATGAAGATGGCAATTTAGTAAAAGCAAAAGATTTGTATTTCATCTAATTTATACAAGGGGTGCAGCATCCTTCAAACTGCTTATTTTTTCACACAAAAAAAACACAATGCGACTAAGCACAACAAAACACTACAACGGATATGATGCATTTTTAATTGTCAATTGGAGAAATGGTAACGACTACGATATTGAGAGCGTAATAATTCAAAGCAAAAATGGTATTATTGACGTTACTGATATGTTTACCTCTGATGAAATTATAGAGGAAATATTCGGAGCAATTGACTGGCAAATGATTTATAACCAAAACCACACATAAAATGACACAGATTTTAGCACTCACAAAACAACAATCAGATTTACTAAAACAGGAAATGCCTGAGAATGTAGTACAATTACAAGACACAGGCAGCTACATTTTAACCTCAATTACTTTAACCGATTCCGTTGATATGCTTAAACTATTTATGTCAGGCATTATGCACGGATTAAATCTTACAAAATGAAACACAATTACACAATCACTCAGCAAATTTTATTAATCATCACAATGTTAGCAATCTGTATAATCGGATGTTTAGCAGATAATTTTTTTAACTAAAAACCAAAACACAAAATGAAAAAATCAGAATCAATTGAGCAAATCGCAAAAGCATTAATCACGTTTCACGTGAAATGCGACACAATCAAAAAGGATGCAAAAAATCCTTTCTTTAAATCTACTTACGCATCTCTGAGTAACATACTGGATGCAATCAACGAGCCGTTAATTGAATGCGGTTTATCTATCTCACAATTTCCAACAGGCACAGATGGGTTAACTACTATCCTAATGCACGAATCAGGGGAATATATTGCAGGCGAATACTCAATGCGACCTGCAAAGGATGATCCTCAAGGCAGAGGCTCGGCAATTACCTATCAACGCAGATATGCAATCGCATCTATTTTATCGTTAAACATTGATGAGGATGATGATGGCAACGCTGCCACACATTCAACATCTGAGAAAATAGAAGTAATAGATTCAAGGCAATGGCTCAATAAGGATACAGATAATTTTTTAAAAGTTATCGCATATCTTAACGGAGGCGGTAATATCTCAGAGGTTGAAAAAAAATATAAACTATCAAAAGAAATAAAACAAACCTTAAACAATCTTAAAAAATAAAAAAATGCAAACAAACATCAGATTTAACAACATTACATTTTTTACTCCTGTTTACAGAGAGAGAGCAAAATCAGTACAAAATCATTGTTTTGTAGTTTATTATGTAAAAGGAACAAAAAGAAAAAACAATCAAACGGAATTTAATTTATATCATCTTTACAAAAATGAAAAATTAGCGTGGAAATATGTTAAGATAGGTATAGATGATGATAGTTTAATTATTATGGAAGGAACTAAAGAAAATGGATATCACGTTCTATCAAATTATTCCATATCAAACAATGCTTTAGTAAATGAATTATTTAAGTTTTTTAATTATAGATTGCCAAACAAACCAAACGATGCCGTAAAGATTAGTTTGCAATACGAAAAAATAGATACCAAAATTTTTAAACTCAAAAAAATATAATGAAAGTAGAAACACGTGGCAGAAAGCCAATCTCAAATCAATTAAAAAAAGTTCCTGTTACTATCTATCTCTGTCAATCAGAGGTAGATAATAACGGAGGAAAAGAATCATTAAAATCAAAATTATTAAACTATGCTACCACTAATTCAGAAAGATTACAACAAACAGGAACTCGCTAAGATTGCAGATAACTGCGTTAATGAGTTGTTAGATAATGGCAGGATTTTAGAAACTCACGAGTTCATAACTAAGATGGAGTTTTTTATTAAGAAATTGAAAGATAACCCTGAGTATTATAATTACCTATCTTACGAGGTTGCTAAGTATGGCAGCGCACATACCACATCTACAGGTACAAAAATGGAACTTGCAGAGGTCGGGGTAAAATACGATTACGTTTTTTGCGAGGATGATACTTATAATGAGTTAGTCGTTAAGAGAATGAGTTTAGATGAACAAATAAAGGATCGTGAAAAGTTCCTAAAATCTATCCCAACAGAAGGCATTGAAATCGTAGATATGGATGGCGTTGTTAAACGTGTTTATCCGCCTTCAAAATCATCTACATCATCCGTTAAAACAACCATCAGTAAATGAACTGGATGTATTTAATTAAAGACGTTATATCCTGTAACAAAAAAACCACATACGGCAGGAGCGGAGATAGGGTTTACATAATTGCTAATCATCATCCTGCCGTTATAGTATGTAACGAAAAAGGTAATAAATTTAGTACCTCAATTAACAACTTAAAATCAACAAAATGACAAGTAAAAGGGAATACAAAATATACTTAGAAGGTAATAGAAGGCTTAATTTATGGTTACAAAATGAAACCTTTGATGATATGACCTGCTATGGTAGTATGTTAAGATTTGAAATGGCATTGGGTTTATATGTTTATCCATTTGAAAAACCTAAATGGATGAAAAAAGAAAAATTTAATAAGTTTGTTACAGAGGATGAATTTAACAATGATAAATATAATATTATAATAAATATTTTATTTGTTGAAGCAAGCAATATAAATGATAAATTAAAAAACCAAAACAATGACCTTAAAAAACAGAATTGATTACCACAAAAAAAATCCTCAGATTTACGAAATGTATAAAAAATTTGCATTTCAGGCAATTAAATCAAAACGACCTTATTACTCATCTGAGATGATTGTTAACCGGGTAAGATGGGAAACTATGGTAAAAGCGGAATCAGGATTTAAGATAGCTAACGAAATGAAATCTTTTTACTCACGATTGTTTGCATTGGAAAATCCAACGTATAAATCTTTTTTCAAAAATCGCGTTTCAGTATGTGATGCACTAACTCTAAAAATGATTAAATGAGGCATCCATTAGAGCAAGATGATACAAGCGTTTACACACCCTCAGATATAATACATATTGCCTGTTTCTATCTAAATATTAATGCTAACACTATCGTTAAGAAAGGTCGCACTAAGGAGTATTTATTAGCAAGGATGTTGATTTATGATTTGCTTTTAAATAACAAAACTTTGCAATTAACTTTTGAGCGCACTGGTTATTTATTTGGTAGGCATCATTCAACATTAATTAACGCTCGCGATGAACTTAGAAAGTATTTAGATGTCTACGATGAAATTAGGCACAAATTAGAGCATCTGCATTTATCAGTTTATAGGCATTTGGACTTTTACACACATAACCTATCAACACGTGTAAAGGATAATAAAAACTTTAAGAAGATCCTGATAGACATACCTGAGCAGTTGTTTTACGATATGTTGGTTGAGTCTAAGAAAACAGATATAACATTTTCTGAAATGGTAACAAAATGTATCAAAAAAAATTTGCAGATTTTGTAATTTAATTTGTAAATTCGCTTTAAGATTTCTTTACGAAGTAGTAGCCGAAAAGAAATTTATTTCAAACCACTAAGGGGATGCGTTGCTACTACCAATGCATTCCCTTTTTTATGTTATGACACAAAATTATTTATTAGAAAATACAAAAAAGTATTTAGAATTTTTAGAACAAAAAAAACATTCAATAGGAAATTTTGGATTTAAAGCTAATTATATTCCTGACATAGCTTTTGATTTTCAAAAATTTATTATTGAAAAATCTATCGAAAAAGGTAGGATAGGAATTTTTGCTGATACTGGATTAGGTAAAACATTAATTCAATTATCAATAGCAAAAAATATAATACAACATACAAATAAAAAAGTATTAATACTAACTCCTTTGGCTGTTGCTTTTCAATTTATTATAGAAGCCGAAAAATTAGGTATTGATGATATAGAATACTCAAAAGATGGATCACATACAAAAAAGATAGTTATTTGTAATTATGAGAGATTACACTATTTTAATGAGAATGATTTTGTAGGAGTTATTTGTGATGAAAGTAGTATTTTAAAAAATTTTGATGGTAAGATAAAAAATCAAATAACATCTTTTATAAAAAAAATACCATACAGATTTTTATCAACTGCTACACCATCTCCTAATGATTTTATTGAATTAGGTACAAGTTCGGAAGCATTAGGTTATATGGGTTATATGGATATGTTAGGTAAATTTTTTAAAAATAATCAAAATTCAGTAGATTCAAATAATAGAAATATCGGAGAAAAGTTTTATTTAAAACCACACGCTGAAAAAGATTTTTTCGCGTGGGTAAATCAATGGTCAATAATGATTAAAATGCCTAGCGATTTAGGATTTTCTAACGAAAGATATAATTTGCCTGATTTAATTTTAAATAAACACATTGTAGCTAATCAGAGTTTAATTGATAAAAATGGTCAAATTCAATTATTTACTCCTATTGCTAAATCAATGACAGAAGTAAGACACGAACAAAAACAAACAGAAGAAAAAAGATGTGAGAAGGCAATAGAATTAGCTAATAACAAAACCTCTGTTTATTGGTGTAATACAAATAATGAAAGTACTATTTTAAAAAATTCAGATCATCAGGCTGTTGAAATTATAGGAAGTCAAAGTATTGATAAAAAAGAAGAAATACTATTAGCATTTGCAAACGGAGAAATAAAACGTCTTATTACAAAAGCTAAAATGACATCAATGGGATTAAACTGGCAGCATTGCAATCATTCAGTATTTTTTCCTACTTGGAGTTACGAACAATACTATCAGGCTATTAGACGTTTTTGGAGATTTGGTCAAAAAAATAATGTAATAATAGATATGGTAATTTCAGATGGACAAACAAGAGTATTAGAAGCATTAGAACAGAAAACACAAAAAGCAATAGAACTACATAAAAGTTTAACAGAAAATGTAAATAAAAAATTTAATAATCAAACAAAACAATTTAATCAATCAATCATTAAACCTAAATTTATTTAACAATGACAAAAGAACAAATCCACACAGAAAATTATTCAATCTATAATTCAGATTGTATGTTAGTAATGCCAACTATTGAAAATGAAAGTATAGATTTAAGTATTTATAGTCCTCCATTTGCAGGGTTATATAATTATAGTTCAAGTGAAAACGATTTTAGTAATTGTGAAAGTAAAGAGCAATTTTTACAACAATATGAATTTTTAATATCAGAAATTTCAAGAGTAACAAAACCCGGTAGAATAACTGCTGTACATTGTACAGATGTATTTGATAATACTTGTAGACTCTGGGATTTTCCAAATGAAATAATTAGGATACATTCTAAATATGGATTTGAATATAGAAATAGGATTACAATTTGGAAAGAACCTTTAAAAGTTCGTATGCGTACAATGGTACAATCTTTAATGCATAAATTTATTGTAGAAGATAGTACAAAATGTTTTACAGCTATGCCTGATTATGTACTAATTTTTACTAAAAAAGGAGACAATAAAACACCTGTAATACATCCTTTTGGAATTAATAACTACGCAGGAGAAATACCTATTCTGCCTAATATATTAAAGGCTTGGAATAATGCTAATAATTCAAATCTAAATGAGACCGAATTGTGGGATCATCTAAATAAAATTAATGAAGATAATAGTATTTCAAAATTAAATCATTATATCTGGCAGCGTTACGCATCAAGTGTTTGGGATGATATAAGAATAGATAATGTTTTACCTTTTAGAGATAGTAAAGAAGAAGATGATGAAAAGCACGTACATCCTCTTCAATTAGATGTAATTGATAGGTTAGTAGAATTGTATAGTAATCCTAACGAAGTTGTTTTAACTCCATTTATGGGCGTTGGTAGTGAAGTTTATAGTCCTGTTTCTATGAATAGAAAAGCAATAGGTATAGAATTAAAAGATAGTTATTTTAAACAGGCTAAACTAAATCTAAAATATGCAAAAGATAGATTTGCAAAAAAAGAATTAAAACAAAATAATTTATTTGATAATGTTTAAATTATGAAAAAAAGTACTTACTATTTTTCCCACGATTATAACGCTGCAAATGATGTGAAAATATTATTTATGAGGCAGCAGTTAGGTATGGAGGGTTATGGTATTTATTGGTTTTTAATTGAGCATTTAGCAGATGCAGGAGGTACATTGCCATTAAAAATAATTCCTGTATTGGCAATGCAAACGCAATCACAGGAGGTAAAAGTTAGAGCGGTAATATCTGAGTTTGAATTATTCCAAATCGTTGATGATGAGTTTTTTAGCATAAGGTTAAATAAATCATTAGAAAAAATGAATGAGTTAAAATCTGTTAATTCAATCAAAGGTAAATTATCAGCAGAAAAACGCAATTTAACCGCAGTTGAACCGCAGTTAAACCGCAGTTCAACAAAGGAAAGGAAAGGAAAGGAAATAAAAGGAAAGGAAAGTAATATCGTTAAACTGCCGTTTAACTCTGAGATGTTTAGTAAAAAATGGAATGAGTGGAAAGATTATAAAAAATCCTGTCACAAATTTTGCTTTAAAAGTGACAACTCAGAAAAATTATCTTTGAATCAGTTATTCAAACTATCTAACAATTTAGAACCTATCGCCATTGAAATAATAAACCAGTCCATTGCTAACGGATGGAAAGGATTTTTTGAACTAAAAACCACACAAAATGCAAATCGTATTGAATCAGTCGTTAATTGGGCAAATCAATTCCAATAATTCAAAAAGGATCGCAGATTGCACAGATGCAGAAATAGGACAAACGCTCGCGAAAATCTTTGTTATGGTTGGTTTGCGCTCAAAAAATATGCCATCAGAAATTGAATCTAAATTATTGTTTCAAAAAATCAGGGAATACTACCCGCGCAAAAAATTAGATGAATTGGTTATAGCATTTGATTTAGCGATTCAAAAAAAGATAGATGCTGAGGTTATCGTTTACGACCAATTTACTCTGCCATATCTAACTGAAATAATGGATAAATACAGGGTTTATGTAAACGAACTGGCAAAGGATATACCTGTTGAAATTCCAAAGCAAATAGAATACAAAATGACTGATGCAGAAAAGTTAAAAGACATTGAGGATTTCGGTAAAACTCCAACTGCCTTTAATATGATACCCGGTTACATTTATGAATGGATTATTGAGTTAGGGTTAGTTATCTTAGATGAAGATGATAAGACCGAATATTATCGCAGAGCAATTCAAATGAGGGAAAGCGAATTAAGGAAAAACGCAGAGTTCGGAGATGTTAAAGAATATGGCGCATTTATGAAATCTAAAAAAAACGGATTTGCAGATATAAGCAAACAGGAAATAATAAACATTGATTTTAATTTTAAGCGTATTGTAGTGCGTGAATATTACAGAAATAAATAAAAATATGAAACCAAAACCAACACAGGATATCATTAATAAAAGATTTGAAGAAATCAAAGAGTTAGTAAATTTAGGTTATCCTAGATACATCGCTTGTAAAAAGTTAAAAATTAGCAGAAGTATTATTTACAAGTATTTTAATAATGAGCAGTTAAGAGAATTAGATGAATTATATTTTTCTAATTCAAACGGCAGTTATGCAACAAAAAGTAAAGTTGAAAAAAAATGATAAAACGTACTGATGCAAACCATAAGCAAATAATTGACCAAATCAGGCAGATACCATTTGCCTCAGTATTTAGCACTCACGAACTGGGCAAAGGATTTCCTGATATCGTTGTAGGATTTAGAGGTATTAATTATTTATTAGAGATTAAAGACGGCAAAAAATCTACATCGCAGAAAAAGTTAACAGAGGCAGAGATTAAATTTCATAACAATTGGATGGGGCAGGTACATATTATAGAAAAAATTGAGGATGTTTTAGAGATATTAAAAATAAAAGTTTAATTTTAATACGTGAATCCTTGTAATGATATTATCGTAGATATTTATCAGGATGCGAAAATAAACAACCTCATCGCAAAAGTAAAGCCATCTGAATTACAAGAGGATTTAAAACAGGAACTCGCTTTAATTCTTTTATCCTATGACTGCCAAAAACTCACTCAGTTAAAAAGTGAGGGTAATATAAATGCCTTTGTGTTAAGGATCATAATAAATATGGGTATGAGTAACAATTCGCCATTTTATTATAAGTACAAAAAAAACGATATCGGCAAAGCGGTTGAGTATTTTAAGTTAACGAGCGTTAAGGACTGGATAGATACGGCAGATATTGCTACAAAGCATTTAGATAAAAAGTTATCAATTAATCCTAATGAGGCGCACGAATCAATTATATTTTCTAAGTATGTAGAAATGCGTAACTGCCAAAAGGTTGCTAAGTATTTCGGATTGCCTCATAAACACGTTTTTGATGTGGTAAAGAAAACAAAAAAGCAATTAAAGAATCTTATTAACAATGGATAAAAAAACAGAACATATCAACGCGTTTAAGGTATCTAAATCTACAAAAGAATCAATAATAAAAATTGCAGAAGATGAGGAATTATTGATACATAATGTGATTAGAAAACTCATTAGAATCGGATTAAAAAATTACCATATTGTTGACTCCAACGAAATGGTTAAAAACAATAACCAATGATAACTATAATACTCGCATCTTTATTTTTTTCATTCTACTTTATCCACGTTGCTAAAATACCATCAGCGATAAAGACAGGATTTAAGTTAAAGGCGCATCAAAGGATAAAACCGATAGATTGTTTTTCCTGTTTACCGGTATGGGTTGCAATGATCCTGTATTGCCTGCCTGAGATTATAAGCATTATTTGCATTATCTTATTTGGAGCAGGTTGTATTGCAAATGCTATCCTTTACATTTTAAATAAATTGCCGTGAGAATATTAGGGTTAAGTAATCCAAATTCAGGTTGCGGTTATCATCGTGTGGTGTTGCCTCTAATTACTATGCCTGAGGTTAAGGGTATAATAACAAACTATCCTAACGAGGAAATCTTATCAGAGAAATACGATATATTACTTTATAATCGTGTTAGTCAATTTGATAATAATTTTGATAAAGTACGTGAGGATTTAGGATGTAAGATTGTCGTAGATATGGATGATGACTGGCTACTACCTTCAAATCATTTGAATTACTACGACTATCAGGAAATGAACCCACGAATAGAACAAAATTTAAGGGATGCGGATTTAGTTACCTGCACTCACGCGAGATTAGCAGAGCGCATATATCCATTTAACAAAAACGTACTTATCTTACCTAATGCGATTCCGTTTGATGTTTACCAATTTACATCTGAGAAAGTAGAGGATGATAAGATTAGAATTTTTTGGTGCGGTGGGATAACTCACGAAGGGGATTTAGAAATATTAAAGAATCCTGTTCGTAGGTTAATGGCACATAAGGATAAAATTAAAATGGTTATCGGTGGTTATAATGATGAGAATCAGCTGAGCAAATGGTTATGGGATAAAATGGTATCTTATTTCACAAACTCTAAAAAACTTGAACACGTTATACTTAAAGGTACAACGCCTGATAAGTATATGAGTATGTATGAGCAGGCAGATATAATGTTAGTACCTTTGTTAGGTTCTAAGTGGGCAGCAGGTAAATCTAATTTGAAGTTATTAGAGGCAGCCGTTAAGGGAGTACCTGTAATTTGCTCAGCGGTTGAGCCATACATTAACGATTTTGATGCGCCTGTATTATGGGTGTATAATCAGAGCGACTGGTATAAACATTTGAATTTTTTAATTAATGATAAACAAGCACGTTTACAATATGGGCAGAAAATCACAGAATGGGCAAAGCGAAAATATAACCTCTCAGAGGTTAATATTACCCGAAAAGCCGCATTTGCAGACCTTATTAAAGCATAAGCACATTTACGATATGTATATGAAAACGCAGGAGTTAGTAGGATTTGCTCCACATATCAGGAATGAGGTTGTAGATGCTTATAAGGTAGAACATCCACATTATGACTACAATGCTAATTGTCATATCTGCGTGTGCGAAATGTTGGTAACTATTTACAAATGGTATAACACTCAGCTATGAAAGGAAATTTAGTTATGATAGATGATATTTGGATGGTTGCCTATCTTGATGATGTAGGTTATCATTTAATTATTTTACATCCTGAGGATGCAAAATACATAACTGAGGAGCGTTACATTGATGATGTGAATTTTAAGATAGTAGTTGAAAACAATTTAAAGAGATACGCAAAAATAATAGCACAATGAAAAAATTAATTTTAATCTTATTACTGGCATCCTGTCAACCACAACAAAAGCAATTTGTTAAGGGTTACATTGTAAAAAAGCAAATCGTAAAGAATGTAAAAGGCGATCCTATTTATGTTACAACGATTTCAGTTAATGGTAGTTTAGTTAATTATTACGGAATCAATTATTATATGATGGAGGAAGGCGATACAATTGAAATCACTAACAAATGATACCAAAAGAAAAAGCGTTAGAGTTGATGGATAAATTTAGGGGTACACAATACCCTGATTTTGGTAGCATATTACAGGCAAAGAATTGTGCAATTATAACTGCAAACGAGATTATAATTAATTGTATTAGTAACGGCTGCTCTCAGGATTGGATTTTATATTGGGAGCAGGTCAGATATGAAATAGAAAATTTATAAAATTAAAAAAAACACAATGACATCAATTGAAAAATGTTTGCAACATTGGGAAAATGTACAACAAAAAAGGAAAGAAGATATTAAAGATATCATAAAAGAACTTGATGAAATATGTCAAACAAATCCTTTTAATTATTCAATGTTTGAAAATAGAATGTATGACCTTCGGAGATTAAGAGTTGATGTTGAACACATTGCTTGGTTTATTACATCAATGGAAAATTTTAAAAATTTAGATAGAACTTGGATTGAAAATATAACATAATAAAATGGATAAAGTATTTTGCCATTCAGGCGCAACAGGCGACATCGTATTTTCGCTGCCAACTATTAGGGCAATGGGTGGGGGTAAATTAATTATAACTAACTTTCATAAACAGCGTGCAGAATCAATTACTAAATTAATTCAGGTGCAGCCTTACATTAGTTCGGTTGAATGGTCTGAATTAAAACCATCTTACGCATACGATTTAGATAAATTTAGGCAACACGCAGGGCATCATTCTAATTTGATTGAGGCACATTTTAAAGGTGCAGGTATTGATATTGATTATTCATTTAGAGATGGGTGGTTAACGCTGCCTGAGGATGTTAATATTATAAACGGAATCAGATACGCAGTAATAAATAGAACAACGAATTACGCTGATCCTAACTTTGACTGGGCAAAGGAGGTTGAATATCTTTACACGATAGCAGATGAGGTATTTTTTATTGGTTACCCTGAGGAATATCTGTTATTTAACGACAAGTTTCAAATTAAGGTTAAATACTTTCCCTGCGATTTTTTGGAGGCAGCATATCTAATTAAGAAAGCGGTAATGTTTACAGGCTGTTATTCTGCTATGTCAACGATTGCGATGGGGTTAGGGATTAATTATAGATTAGAGCAAGCACCCGGGCATACCTGCTCATCATTATTACAACCACGTGAAACAATTATAAATGTATAGTCAAGCAGGGCAGGATAAATTTGTATTGGATAGGATAGGAGCAAACGGCACTTATTTAGAAATCGGTGCAGCATATCCTATAGTTTATAATAATACCTATCTGTTAGAGTTAAATGGTTGGAAAGGTTTGTCTATTGATTTTGAGCCGATGTATTTAGAGCAATGGAAAGTTAGAAATAACCCGATAGTAATTGCAGATGCATTAACATACAATTACCCTGATGTTGATAGGTATGATTACCTGCAACTGGATATTGATCCAACGGAAAAAACATTTGCGCTGCTGCAAAAGTTATTAAAGGAATATAAAACGAGATACTCAATAATAACATTTGAAACAGATGCATATTTAGATAATAGATTTGTTGAGCCATCTCGCAAACTGCTGAGTGATTACGGATATAAATTAGAGGTAGCAGATGTTATCTGTGAAGGTTATGGGGCATTTGAGGACTGGTATATTGACACAAAATTATGAATGTACTTTTATTATCTCAGAGGGGTTATCAATGTGGCGTGAGTGATTACGGAGATAGGTTATTTAATGCACTCAGTAAATCAAAGAAAATTAATTTTACTTATTCCGATAAAATGGAATTAGATGGCATTGATGCTGTGTTATACAATTACCATAACGCAACGCTCCCACATATTACAGATGCCTATTTATCAGATAAGCGACATATAAAACACATCGCTTTACATCACGAAGGGGGCATTTCATTTATTCCTGATAAAATTATAGAGGTGCAGAATCTGCCACGACCTGTTAACAGATATCTTTTTGTACACAGAGAAAACGAAATACCTACTATTGGATCGTTTGGTTTTGGATTCTATAATAAGAATTACTATAAAATTGCAGAGTTAGTTAAAGAGCAATATACTAAGGCGAGAATAAGAGTTAACATTCCATTTGCTTATTATGGAGATGCAGACGGCAGAAACGCAAAAGCAGAGGTACAAAAAATGATGGATGTATTAAAAAGTACTGATATTGAATTAGAAGTAAATCACGACTATCTAAGCAATTTAGATTTAGTTAAATTTCTGAATCAGAATGATATTAACTTATTTCTATTTAATGAGATGGCAGGTAGGGGTTTAAGTAGCAGCATAGATTACGCATTAGAGGCAAAGAAACCAATAGGCATTTCACATAGCGATATGTTCAGGCATCTATCAGAAGTAAGTAGCAGTATATTTGTAGATGAGGTTACTATTTCTGAAATAATAGATAAAGGTATTGAGCCGTTAAAACCCATTTATGAAAAACACAACTCTAATAAATTATTAGAATATTTAGAAAATGAGTTACTTAAAGGATAAAATAGTAAAGCAAGTTATACACAAATACATTCAGCGTAGCGAACTGGGTATAAAAAAGTATGGCACAACATTAGAGGATAACAACACCGATAATTTCCTGATACATTTACAACAGGAGTTAATGGATGCCTCATTATACATTGAAAAATTATTAGATGATACTAATAGCAGGTCAGATAGAGAATCTAACAACACGAAAGGATAAAACAATCAGGTTATCATTAGGCACTAATGAACTAACACCTAAGGAATGTGCTGAGTTATTCACTATGAATCAGCAGTTTTGTTATGTAGCGTTAAAACCTGAGCCGTTTATCTCAAATGAATTAGATGCGATAGAATCACTTAAAACAGATTTAGACACGCAGAAAACACCATCACAACGCCTGAGGGCGATATTATTTAGGAACTATGAACAAGATAATAAAGGATATAAAGATTTCAATACTTATTATGTGGGGCAGATGGAAAGAATTTGCGAACATTATAAAGCGAAACTAAGTTGAAAACGCACACGAAAATATACTTTAAACACTTTGGCTATGATGTATCAGATAAAATACTTTGTGAAGTATGCAACGCAGTCGCAGTTGATATACACCATATCAGGTGTAGGGGTATGGGAGGGAGTACAGGGGCAAATGACATCAGAAATATTATGGCATTATGCAGAAAGTGCCACATCAATTATGGAGATAAAAAGCAATTCATAGATTTTTTAACCGATAAACATTTAGAAAAATGCAACTCACGATAAAGCACTACAACATTTCGGCAACGATTGAAACCTCAGACGATATAACATTGGATGAGGTAATGAATCAATTTAACGCTCTACTTATCTCTGCTACATTCTCACAGGTGCAAATAGATAACTGGATAATAGATAAGGCAAAGGAATTGTTAGAGTATAAAAAAAATTAACTACATCGTAAATACATCGTATGGCAAAGCAAGTACCTGCAAGGAATGGAGGCACATTAACACGACCTGATAAGGGGGAAACAATGAACCCTAATGGCAGACCTCGTAAATATGTATCTGTATTAAAAGATGCAGGTTATCGCTTATCAGAAATTAACGACACTATTCAAAATATGATGGCAATGGATTTAGATGAATTAAAAGCGGTGTATGATAATCCTAAGGGAACGATATTGGAGAAAACGATAGCCAACGCAATGGTTAAGAGTTTGCAGAAAGGATCGTTATATTCATTAGAAACGTTACTAACTCGTGTTTACGGAAAGCCGAAAGAAACATCATCTGTTGAGAATACAGGTAAGGTTGAGTTTGTAATTACAAAGGGCAAAACAATACTTTAATGCAGATAGCCATACCTGAACTACACGACAACCAACAGCAGATATTAGACTGCCCTGCACGTTTTAGGGTTGTTATGTGTGGCAGGAGGTTTGGCAAATCTGAGTTAGCTCAGTTAGAGATTATCTTTGAGGCGATGAAGGGCAACGCCGTTGCCTATATTACACCTACCTACCAACTGGCAAAAACATTCTTTAATAAACTCATAAAGGTTATTCCGTTTGAGAATAACAAATCTGATTTAATTATTAATTTCCCCAATGATGGCAGCGTGATGTTCTTTACAGGCGAGCGTTTGGATAATTTAAGGGGGCGCAAATTTCATTTAGTCGTAGTAGATGAGGCATCGTTTATTCCTAACTTAGAGGATGGATGGCTAAACTCAATCCGACCTACCTTAACCGATTACAAAGGGCGTGCGTTATTCCTGTCAACACCTAAGGGCAAAAACTATTTCTATTCTCTATTTATGAAGGGTGGCGAAACAGATTGGCAGTCTTTTAAGTTTACCACATACGATAACCCTTATATTGATAGGTCGGAGGTTGATGATGCACGCAGGCAATTACCGGGTGCAGTATTTGAGCAGGAGTATTTAGCTAATGCAATGGAAAACGCTGCAAATCCCTTTGGCTCAAATCACATTCAGGAATGTATTAAACCTATGTCAACAAATCAACCTGCATTTTATGGTATTGATTTAGCTAAATCGGTTGACTGGACGTGCATAGTAGGTTTAGATACAAATGGGGATGTTTGTTATTTTGAGAGATTTCAAAAGGATTGGAAACAGACAAAGGAAACTATTTTAACGATTGATAAAAACAAACCTATTATAATTGATAGCACAGGCGTAGGAGATGCAATTACTGAGGATTTGCAAAAGCATTTTAACGCTATGCACGGATTCAAATACACCTCAACAAGCAAGCAGCAGTTAATGGAGTTGTTAGCATCCACAATTCATAAAAAGGATGTGGGTTTTCCTGATGGTTTAATTAGGCAGGAGTTAGATATCTTTGAATATCAGTTTACTGCGACAGGGGTAAGGTATAACGCACCATCAGGTTTTCACGATGACTGCGTGAACGCTTTGGCTTTGGCGGTTAAATGTAGGAATGAGCATAAGTATTCAGGGGTTTACCGATTTATTTAGAAAATAATTTCAAAATTTTATATTTATTAGTATGAAGATTTCAGTTAAGAAGTTTCAGGAACTCTATTCTATCAGCAACATTGAAACAAATGAGGCTGAAAAGTCATCTTTATTGGTGCAATGCTTGACAGGTAAGAATCAGGATGAGGTTGATAAAATGCCGATAGGTAAGTATAACGAACTATGCCAAAAGATTAACTCAGAGTTTGCCAAATACACAGGGCAAATGAATTTAGGTAAGCCGAAAAACTGGGTGTGGGTTAATCGTAGATTATATTTCCTTAGTTATAATGTAGCTAAACCCCCAATGAACGCGGGAAAATATGTAGAGATTGCCACTTTTTCAAACGATGTAATCGGAAATATGCATTTGATTATGGCAACAATGGCAACACCTATGAGATTAACGTATAAAGGTTTAAAGCCTAAGAAAAAGAAGGATCACGAGCAAATAGCAAAGGATATGTTAGAGATGGATTTTGGCGTTGTTTACCATTCCTGTCTTTTTTTTTACGCAGTTTTCACGAAATCAATTCAAAATTCAATTACTTATTTCAAGACGATAGCGGAGGATGGGGTGAGAGTGGAGGAAGTAGTGCAGAATTTATGCGACACTTTGGATGGCTCAGTAATGGCGAAATGGTATCAAAATTTGAAAATATCAGTATAAATGAGGTGTGGGAATTACCTACAATTCAATTCCTAAACGATTTGAGTTGCTTAAAAATGAAACGTGAGGTTGAGGCAGATATAGAACGAAAGATGATGCAAAAACACAAACTGAATGGCTAACATCACAGGTAGGCAAAAGATAGTTTTGCAGGATAAGTTTTTAGAGGGAACAGGTGCAGAAAACTTTAACGATAAAGTAAGTTCAACTATTGAAACTTTTTTAGCTGAGTTAGGGAATAAGTTTAAGGATAACTGGATAGAAACGATAAATGCAAAAAAGATTATCGCCTCAGGTGGAATTGATAAGGTAGAGTTTGTTATTGATGAAACGGATTCAAATAGGGTAACGCTCAATATCTTATTTCCTTACTATGCAAAGTTTGTAGATAAGGGGGTAAAGGGTGTTAAGTCATCAGCGAACGCTCCTGATAGTCCTTATCAGTTCAAGAATTACGGAATGAATGCAGAGGGCAGGGCATCCGTTAAAAGGTGGTTAGATTCGGGAAAGGCAAAAGTAACGGCAACTGATGTTAAGAGATACGGCAGCGTAGGAGGCGAAAAGAAATTCAGTAAGATAAGCGAGGCAGATAGTAAGTTAAACACGCTGATTTACAACATCAAAAAATATGGTATTAAAAAGAGGGATTTCATTAACCCGGTATTAAATGAAACATTAGACGGAGCAGCAAAAGAATTGAGCGACATATTAGGAAAAGAGATTGTAATAAATATTTTTCAATGAGTATAACAACATTAATAAACCCATC